AAGAACTGGGAGAGTTTGTAGGCAGACAGGGGGATTGGATCTTCGATGACGAAGCTTTCTTATGCCAGACGGACGATGGGGAGTGCACAGGATGAAACTAATACCTGTGCCTATTAGTCTACGTGAGGCTCGTGAGTTTGTTGGAAACTTTCACCGTCACAATAAACCACCACAAGGTGGGAAGTTTGCCATAGGTGCAAGCTACGATGACCGTCTGGTTGGTGTTGCTATTGTAGGTAACCCAGTAGCTAGGCGCATGATGGATGGATTTACAGCGGAAGTAGTAAGGGTATGTGTGCAGGACGATGCACCAAAGAATACCTGTTCCTTTCTATACGGAAGGTGTTGGCGGATCTGGCAACAGATGGGAGGTAAACGAATGATAACGTACACCTTACAATCGGAAGCTGGTTCGAGCCTGAAGGGAGCAGGATGGAAGATGGTTGGCGAAGTAGAACTGAAACCCAAAGGATGGCAGAACCGTCCAGGGAGAAAGTGGCAACCAATATATGGGCAACTAAAATTTAAATGGGAAGCAGTATGAAACGCAACGACTATCTAGATACAGCGAAAGAACTGATTAACGGTAACAGAGCAAAAGACTATGGAGATGCGAAGGATAACTTCGACCGAATAGCAACAGGTTGGAATGTAATAGTACAGGACGCATTCACAACACATAATAAAATAACAGCAAAGCATGTGGCTCTGATGATGGACTGGGTGAAGACCTGTCGATTATTGGAGACCATCGACCACAAAGATTCGTGGATCGACAAGTGCGGATATTCAGCATTGGGAGCAGAGTTTGAAGATGAGTCAAGGTAATTTATTTGAGAAAGACTATGTCATTGCAAAGCAGATGAACCAAGGAAGGGAACTAACGTGGAACATTCCATCAGAGTTTCCTGACCTGACACAGTACAAGCAGATTGCAATTGATCTAGAAACTTGTGATCCAAACCTGACGACGTTAGGGCCAGGATGGGTTCGTAAGGATGGGTACATCGTAGGCATAGCCATAGCAGCAGGAGATTGGCAGGGATACTTCCCGATCCGGCACCAGAACGGTCACAACATGGATGCAAGGATTGCGCTCAAGTGGCTACAGAAACAGATGGCAACACCGCACATAGATAAGATCATGCACAATGCGACCTACGACTTGGGTTGGTTACGTGCCGAGGGCGTCAAGGTTGAGGGTCGTATTATCGATACCATGATTACAGGGGCAGTGGTTGACGAAAACCGTTGGTCGTACAGTCTGAACAATCTAGGTCGTGACTACCTCGATGAACGCAAGGATGAGAAGTTACTACGTGTAGCCGCTGCGGAGTGGGGCATCGATCCCAAAGCAGAGATGTACATGTTACCGCCTGAGTTTGTAGGACAGTACGCGGAACAAGATGCAGGTATGACTTTGCGTTTGTGGGAGCGGTTGAAGATTGAACTGGATAAGCAGGATCTCTGGAACATCTGGAATCTAGAGACAAGCCTGATCCCGATGATGTGTGACATGCGCCAGTTGGGTGTGCGTGTAGATCTGGATAAAGCGGAGCAAGCTAAAAAGCATCTCAAAGCTAAGTCCAAACAACTCAAAGACGAGATATTCAAACAGACACAGATAAAGATAGAGCCATGGGCAGCGGCCTCAGTAGCCGCAGTGTTTGAGGAGTTGAACCTGGCATACCCTAAGACTGACGCAGGCGCTCCCTCATTCACCAAACAGTATCTCAATACCCATCAGCACCCTATCGCACAAATGATCGTCAGGCTACGTGAATTTGACAAGGCAGATAGCACGTTCATTGAGACAATTATGAAGCACGAACATGAGGGGCGTATCCACTGCGAGTTTCATCAGCTTCGATCCGACGATGGTGGCACTGTGACTGGGCGATTCTCGTCGTCCAACCCAAACCTACAGCAGATTCCTGCGCGAGATCCTGAGATTAAGAAGATGATACGTGGTCTGTTTATACCAGAAGAAGGAACCAAGTGGGGATCGTTCGACTATTCGAGCCAAGAACCAAGGTTACTGGTACACTTTGCGGCAAGCCTGAAGGGAGCGTTCAAGCATCCTATCGTTGATACAATCGTAGAGGAATACCAGAACGGTGATGTGGATCTGCACCAGATGGTAGCGGACATAGCAGGGATCAAGCGTAAGGAAGCAAAGGTCGTAAACCTGGGCATCATGTATGGTATGGGCAAAGGTAAACTCGCCGCACAGCTAGACATCTCAACCGACGAAGCAGGAGAACTACTAGGTGTACACCGTGAGAAGGTGCCGTTTGTTAAGGGTCTTGCGGATCTGGCAAGTAAACAGGCGGAGAACACAGGACAGGTTCGCACGATACTAGGACGTCGCTGTCGTTTCCATCTGTGGGAGCCAAGAACATTTGGATACAAGAAGCCGTTACCCTACGAAGATGCAATGAAAGAATACGGTCAGCCCTTGAAAAGAGCCTTTACTTACAAGGCGTTAAACAAATTGATCCAAGGATCAGCAGCCGACCAGACAAAAAAAGCTATGGCTGATTGTTATTCAGAGGGACTTTTACCTATGCTTACGGTTCATGATGAGTTATGCTTCTCAGTAGAGGGCGACGATCAAGCGCACAACATCAAGCACATAATGGAAAACGGGTTGTCGGATGTCTTGAAAGTCCCCTCTAAAGTTGACGACGAACTCAAAGACAACTGGGGTGAGATAGATTAATTCTTTATATAAGGATTGGTGTTAGTCGTCGGCGTTGAACGCTGTACTTCTTCCTTTGGATCGAGGGGTATGCCTCTCATGTTGCGTCTGATCTGTTCGATTTCTTGACGAGGAAACTTATCTATTATTCCTACGTCCCGCATCTCTCTAAGGTTTTTAGGCGTAACCTTAAACGGTTCAAACACACCACGCATAATGCCTTTGACACCGCCGATGTTTTCTTTCTTAAATACTTTTCTGATGTCTGTATCAGACAGACCCATTGCTCGTAGGTCTTCTATCATACGAAAGTATTCTCTATCTATTCTAAACTTGTCGTTGTTCGCAGCTTGGAAAGCATTACGAAGTGTATTTGGCCCAGCGTTGTAATCGTCAGTGACTCTGTTAAACTTTCTTTTTGCATCTGTTTGCATTTGTCCTAATCGATATGCGCCGTACTCTAAACCGCGTTTAGGATCAAACTCTAGTTTAGATATCCCGCTCATCTGTCTCAGTAACTCACCTGCTGGATCTCTTTTTCTACCCATTTTATCCATGCTACTGATTGCACCCTCTTCGGATCCTGCAACCCCACGAAGAAAACGACTAGGCTCAAGCTTACCGCCTTTGAGATCAAACGGTAGTATGTTTGGAGCAAGCGTATCAGCGACATGTGTTACGGATTTCCAAGCTTTTAACATTGGATTGTCGGCTTTGCTGTAAACTTCCGCTCCTGTACCAGTACGACCACCTCTAGCAGTAATATCAAACAATGATTCGGTTAACATAGCCTCGGATAAAAACGGCTCAACAGCCTCAAAGATAGAAGCAAAAGCTACATCACTAATAACTTGGCTAGGATCTTTACCTTCTTTGACAGCATCATCTGCTTCGTTCAAAACACGATTGGTAAATCTAAATAATGTGTCGTATGGGTTTGATGTACTAAAGTTTATGTACTCAATCTTACCGTCTTCTGTTTTACCAAGAGGTAACAACACAGAACCTTTTTCCCATCGAGGGGCAAAGGAGCGTTTGTACGCATCCATCTCTTCACGACTGACTCCTGTGGTTGCATAGGCAATCTCAAGAGCAGCGGCTGGTATAACCGCAGTGGTGGTGGCAAAACCAAGTAAACGGTTACGACCTCTGGTTTGTATGGCAGGGATGTCAGACGCCATGTCATCTAACCCTTGCTTAACAATATTAAAACCTGTTCGATATATCTCCGCAGGAAACGAAATAAAGTTACCAACGGGTAACCGACGACCAAGTTGAACAAGTCCAGATGCAGCCTTGTTGTAGTTAGGTACAGTGTCTCTAACAATTTGTGCCGCTCTGTCTTTAATAAGTTCGTCAATATTTACATCACCACGACGTATAGCTTCTGACATTTCAATAGAAACATCGTCCATGTTTTTGGTAAGATAGGTTATCTGTTGTTCAGGAGTTGCACCCTTCAGTGCATTGCGAAGATGAGATTGTTCTGCATGGTAGTTAAAGTATTTCCAGAAATCATCTGAGCCTTGATAGACATCTTCAAACTTCTTGGCATACTTGCCAACACCTTTGGCTAATTTTTCCCTGGCTCCTCCCCCACTTCCTGCTACAGCTTCTACAAAGTTTTTAGGCTCACGAGCAGTAATCCCCAGGCCCTTGTTTAAAGTATCTTGTATCTCTCTTAACTCTGCATTTGTTCCAAGAACTCCGCGTCGTTGTGCGTCAGCCAGATCTGCAAACATTTCATCTGAGCCTTTGTTTGTGATATTCGCAAAGACTGCTTGTCCGGCGTCTTTAAGACTACCGCCTCGACCTATCACGGGAATGTTACCGTTGGCTGTGGCAAAAGCTAAAGCTGTGGTAAAGTTTCTAACCTGTGTGATTGGAGATAAAACAGTTTTACTATACTGAGAAATACCTTTGAGTTTGAGAAAACTTCCAAATACTCCTCGTAATGCTGCGGTGCCTATAGTGTCTTCTCCCATCACATGACGTGTAAGGTTTTTGTAAACAGCTTCAGGAACATAGTATCCGTCTAAACTACCCCAACCAGATCTGCCTATTAGCTGTTCTTCTTCTGTAGCCTTTCGACCAACGGCCTGTACTCCACTGCTTGCGCCATCATCCCCGCCTAGTTTGATATATCCTTTTCTGCGAAGTCCTGCTTGTTGTTCTGGTGAGTATTTGTTGCCATTAATAAACAGTTTACCAATTCCAGAGTTTTGATCAGCTAGTTTTGCTATAGTACCAAAGTAATCATCAACTGCTGTAAACTGTGCAAGGTCAGCGATTGTTCCAAGGTACGCTTCTGCTGGATCATCAACCTCACCAAGCAATTGACGTAAAGCTTTCGGCACATTCTTTCGTGATATAAACATTCCTGTTTCCAAACGATCACGAGCCATGCGCCCACCGCCTAGTTTTTCACGAGCTTGAATACTGTATTCGTTTAAGAAACCTTCACGAGCTTTCTTTGCTACTTCGTCTGTGACTTTTGCACCGACCTCTATTCTTACACCGTCTTTATCCGTAACTTTTTTCAAACCATTTCTAGCCATGAAGTCGTCACTTAGTTCTGTGAACTCTGACACATCTTGACGAGCCATCTTAGTTAGTTCTTTTTCAACGGCTCTTTTATTTGCACGAAAGAAATCATCAGCAACTTTTATAGACTCTTCTGTAGGCACATACTTTGAGTCTTCAAAGATTTTGTAACGACGACGGAGATAACTGTTTATGTTTTGCTCAACGACGTCTTTTATATTCTCACCACTCTTGGTCACAAAGTTATTTTCTTTAAGGAAGTTAGACTTCAACACATCGTTACTTAATTCGTCTATGTGATTTCGCATACGCACAGCGTTTTGCCTAACGCCTTGAGGTAATTCACCAAGCACACGTTTTTTTACAACATCGTCAGACTCTGTTAGATAACTTTCTACCTTAGACATAATGCCAACTCGATCTAAGTTGCCGTCACCTTCTGGTGTTTTCTTAATAAAAGAATCCATTTCTGTTTCTAAATCAGAGAGAATACGATCTGCTTTCTTGATTTGTATTTGCACCTGACCATCCATTAACATACGTTTGTCAGCGACTTGACCCGGTAAAAACCCTCTATATCTACCAAAAGCAATTGCATCGGCTACTGTACGTTTAAAAGCGCCAAGTTCTTCAGACGATCCAGGTTTTGCTAACATGCGCTGCTCTACAAGTTTGTTCATGCTTTTTCCAACCTGATCAAGCTTTTGATTCACAGCCTGTGCACTGACCTTACCAAACTCTGTGTCCCCTATAGTCTTTGCATAACCAGTAACGGCTTTTCCTGCTCCCATCAGAGCACCTTGAGCTACGCCACCTAGAAGACCAGCCTCCGCACCGATTCTCAGTTTGTTACCAATACGAGCGAGAGCTTTCTCTCGACCACTCAAACCAATCAGATCACTGGTTTGTGTAGGCCCCATCTCTACCCAATCACCTACAGTGGTCATACCGTCTGTAGACACAGCGGCATCTACAATGCCTGCGGCTGCTAATTCTTTTCCAGCTAGAGCAAAACGTTCTGCTTTTGTCATAGGAGTTTTAGCTAGACCTTTCGCGGCACGAGCAGCCTGTGCCATCTTACCTACTTTAGAAGCAGCGCCAATCCCAGGGACAACAAACTGTGTAACAATCTCCGCTCCCTTACCAACGAAACCTTCTGGATCTAAACCCAAAGCATCACGAGCCGCTTCCGCCGTTTCTGTGACCTTGTCCCCATAGTTTGTGTCTGCAACTATATCTACAGCAGCAGCGCCAAGACCCGCGAGTCCTTCACCAATACCTATAGCACCAGAAACAACGCCCTCAACTAGCTCTCCTGCGATAGTATCATCGTAGAATTGCTTACCATCATCTTCAGTTTCAGTTTGGATATACGGATTTGAGGTCGAAGGAGCCGTTTTTATGTATGGGTTTACCATTATAGCCCCTCAGTATTTACACCATCTTTTTTGGCTTGTTTAAGTATCTCTTCCCGTCTTTCAGGTTGCACCCTCAAAGCTTCCTCTACTTGTTTACGAGGGTCGGTTGGAGTGCTTTGTGGTACACTAACATTTCCTTGATAGAACGGAGCAAGTTGCTCTGCTGCTTTTCTCATGGCTACTGCTG